TTGTTCTATTTTCTTTCATTGATATTTGGCGAAAGACGAAAGTTTGAGACGGGGCGAGTTATAATGATAGGAATGAAGCTATTTCATGGAGGCGCTTATGAGCTTGCGCTTAAAATGAATTACAATAATCCTGATATATTTTGGGCACATGGAGATATTCTGAAATTTGATAAATCAGTAATGGATGTGTGGATAATGAATTATTGCGCTACCAATCGTCGTTATTTTGATCATGAGAAGATGCCTCCCAATATTCGTAGAGTTTTTGAGAAAATGTTGAAGGATTGGGGGTATCATCTTACCAATAAGGTTGTACTATTTATTGATAATATATGGCGGTTTCTTATAGGAGTGGTCCCCTCTGGAGCTCTAGAAACTAGTCATTTAGATAGTTTTGTCCTTCTTTGTTATTTTTGTTTTTATGTTTTAGTAGTAATACTTGAACACCCAGAGTTGGAGGAAGTAATAATGGAATTCTTTAATGAAGGGTTTATAAGAATAATAATTTATGGTGATGATCACGTTTGGTGTGCTCCTAAGATATTGCGGGGTGTGATAAATGTAGAGGGTTGGGCTAAGTTTCTAAAGAACTATTGTAGATGCGTATTGAGAGATTATGAAGAGTATGATAATTTTCTTTCTACTCCGGATTTGTGGACTGGGACTTTGGTGAAGAAAGGTCCAAAGTTTTGTAAGCGTTATTTTATATTGAATACCACTAGTCCCGAACTGGCACCTGTTCTCCCATTTAAGCCTCTGTATGAGCCAATGTTGCGTGTTTTTGTGAATGTTAATCAAGAACCGGTTGACTACCTTTTATCAATAATCGGTCATATGTGGGATACAATGGGAACGAATAAAGTTCATTATGACTTGCTGCTTCAATTTTATCACTCTATAAACTCTGATTTGAAAGTGAAGAGTGTGCTCGAGATTTATGAAGAAGAAAGAAAGAAACCTGAGAAACGAGTTAAGTTAAACAGAATTGTTCGGAAATTGGGTCTCTCCGCTGAGACTATATTTAAAAATGTTCCCTCTTATGAGAAAATAAGGAAGCGAAATGTGTATGAGCCTAATAAATGTAAGTTTGGAATTGATACTTATGATAACGATACAATGGATTTGCTCCTAGTCGATGTGGAGAACTTTGAATTTGTTTAAAAAAAAAAAACACGCG